AAGAGGGAATTACGTGAAAAACTAGTCATTAGTCGACGCGGAATCGTTCCTGAACGTGTAGATACAAGTCTACTTGTTTTCCCCCCCCACAGAGGCTATTATGGAAATTATCCTCACGCTGATGTTATTGCTACCCCGCTTCGTTCTTTCGAGTATCAGTACGTACGTACTAGTTATGTTTCTTCCACATCATTTCTCCCACAGGTAGAGGATGAGGAGAAACATTACTCTAGTCCGCCCGCACTCGAGGACGAACTTGGGGGATATGAAGTTCCCTGGATTGAGGCTAAATGCTTACCAATACCTATTCGACATGATTGTGTGGACTGGGAAGAGGTTTGTCAAGCACACCCGCTTAATGGGTTTGAGCTGGCATTGGCTGAAAATCCTCTTATTCTTGAAGATATCCAGGGAACGTTCGTGTCCTGTCCAAGCATGATCAACAATTCACCAGTTGGTTTTGTCTCTACTTTCGTTAATATGAAAGTTTTACCCCCCGTCGACCAAGAAGCTCCTGAGTGTGTTCAGGATCGAGTGCGTGCATATGTGCGGTCCACCATCGATAACGATGTGTGGATTCCAGCTCATATGGATAACCTAGATCCGGAATTTATTCGACCTGACTTCTCTGGATACTACGATACGGAGGGAGACGAACTTCCAGCTGATGGAGAGTTTGACCCGACAGTGGAAGATGCCATTCTGCACCTTCATGGAGACCCCGTACAAACGGGAATCCTTGGTTCTCTGAAACGATTCTTTAAACGACTTGCACCATACACTCTGGCTGATGTCAGAACGACTACGCAAGATAAAGTTTTGTTGTCCAGCACCATAGGTTTTTCTTGGACGTTGATAAGTAGTAAGGTCTTTTTACGCGATACGTCTGTCGCTAAGGATTACTACTTAACTTTAGGTCTAGCCACTGTTTGTACCCAAAAGATCTTTAAAAGATTTGCTCATACCTTGTTGGCTGCCACCAAGAGTCTCCCTTGTGGGGCTCGGTTATTGGATGGTGAGCTCTCTGTTAATGGAAACTTTGGTAAGGCTATGGATTTTTATATCCGTAAGTCATACCCTCAGTTTTTCGTTTGGATGAGAGCCCAAGCCAACATTAGTGAATTGGTGGAAGCCTACAATTGGACACTTTGTTACCTCGCTGTTGAAACGGCGGTTTTGAATCTCAAAGCTACGGCTTCGGAGAATCGTGCCATCGTTGATGTTAAGCACCTCAAAGTGGGTATTCCTAAGGAAACTACCGTTCCAATAGGAGTCACCAAGACATTCACTGGACAGCAACCATTTTTGGAGGTCTATCGCGATAATGGTCTTTTTGCAAAGAAAGGTCATTTTTCATCAAATGGGCTCCTTGATTACGCAAAGATCACGGAGCAAGTCAAACGCAAACAGCGACCACCCAGGTCCTATGTTTCTTCTGATGGAGGCGTAGTGCATAGTGCAACTGTACCTGCCAAGACTATCATTCAAATGACTTGTGCACTTTCGAGGTTAACTAATGCAGTCGAACCCGGAGTAGAAGGTTTCCACGAACACCTCATGGTCAATAGCTATGCCGCTTGGAACAATATCGTTTTAGAAAAATTTTATGATTTTTCTGAGTACGAAAAGAGTCTTGAAGCGGTCGAGTTTGACTATGGGGAATTGTTCGAGGAAGCCAAGGAGCACCCAGTCAAGAGAGTGGAATACACCCAGTGCGTGGAGCAGAATGTACTGAATGGTGTTTTGATGAATTTGGAGATTGAAAGTGATGCTAGGGACGTATTGAACGCTGGCAAGCAGAAAGACGAACCCTTAAAGTTCAACTCTGAAGCCAGACTCTATGTCACTATTGGTCCTAAAGGAGCAATGATGGGTTCCAAAGCCTCTAAGGTTTTGAAATCAGTTCGAGCTTCCGAGCCTGTACTTGTTAATGAAAATGATGGAGCCACTGTTGGGGCTATTTATTTCATTCCAAAGACAGACCGGTTCTCATTGAATGAATTTGCTCGATTGTGCCATTATGGAACTCGTGGACATGTCCGCTTTGAAGGTGGAAATCCACTTCCCCCGGCCCGTGAAATTGAAGGATCTAAGAGATATATCATTTTAGTTCACAGTGATGATACTTGGATTCTATTGGAGCAGTTTATAGAAGGTGTCTGGTGTACCTTATGGTTCACGGTAGACATCAGTAAATGTGATAAATCACATGCAGGCATTTTCGACCATTTCTGGAAATTCTGGAAAGGTCGTCTTGACTTGTATGAGATTTTGGAAGCTCAATTGAAACGTACCATTCGTGTTCAAATTGGAAATACAAAAATCAATGCGTGGCTCGATCCACGCTCATTAGTGTTATTGTCAGGTCATTCTTTTACAACCTTCATCAACACTATTGCCTCAGATTTTATGGCTATCAATTTTATCACGAAAGGATGCGCTACGGTCAAAGATTTTATTGACACTGCTTACTCTGTGGGGTACAAGATTAAATGTGCCAAACAGGAGCGGTGTTCCGATACAGATTTTCTAAAACACTCTCCTGGTTATTCCGTAACTGGAGCGTCAGTGGCTATCCCATTTTTGGGTAACCTCTTTCGTTTTATGCACCACCGTATTGGTGATGTTCCAGGCACTGGTGACCAGAAGTTGAGGTGGACTATATATAATTATGGCAACCTCAGATCATTCACCCATGGTATTTCATCACCATGGATCGATATG